TGAAGCCGCCGAGGATGTCCTCAAAAGCTACGCGCTCTTCCTTGGAGAAATTGTTAGCAGGCATCGCCATGTTCCTTTTTGCTGGCGAGTAGAGAAATGAGCCTAAGCCCGGTTCGTTACTCGCCCGCTTGAAGGATGGGCGGCGTCCTTGATGGGGTTAGGCGAGGCCCCTAGTTACTGCCTTGTGCAAAGAATACCGCAAAGCGCCCTGCTATGCAAGGGCTGTGCCAAACGCAAAAGAAGGGCCGGATTTTACCCCGGCCCCAGTTAGTTCCAGATGAGACGCCGGGGGGAGTGAAACCCGGCTCGGCCATGCTAGCCAATGCTGGCAGGCTGTCAACTCTTGAGCGTCGCCTTGTATGCACGGACCTTGCTGTAATCGCCGGACACCGCCGCTTCCTCGCGCAGCTTCTCTAGGCGGTTGTCCAGTCCGGTAACGTTAGGAACCGATCCACCGCTAAGCCGCTTCTCAGGTGCCGGAGCGCGCTTGACCTGCTTCATTTCCATTTCCATCCGTGTAGCAGCAGCGATAAAATCCACCGGGTCTTTGATCGCGGCAAGGGCTTTGGCTTTCGTGGGGTTCTTACCCAGCCCATAAGCAAACAACGCAGGTTGCTTGGCAAGCTTGACCAATAGACCCTGCTGCGTGGCGTCAAACGTCTCGATCAGCAGTGCTTCAGCCTCGTCAAAGTCCTCGACTGGCAGTTTGGTCTTGGCTTCGTTGTATGAGGCTAGGCGGCGGTTAAAGTCCTCTTCGGCTTGGCGTTCGGCCTGCTGCTTGGCGGCCTGCGTTTCGCCCACCTTGCGCTTCTGTTCGTGCCAATCTTCTAGACGGGCTTCAAAAACTTCCGGATCGTAATCACATCCTTCAAGCGTGGGCTTGGGGCCTAGTTCCGGTTCTGCCTCTGCCTTCTGTGTGGCCTGTTCCAGTTCCTTGATGCGCTTGGCCTGTTCGCGGGTAAGCTTGCGCAGTTCCTTAACCCATTCAGGGGCAGGCCCGTCTACTTCAGGTTCGGCTTCCGGTTCATCTTCGCCAAACGATACAACAAGCGGGCCGTCTTCTTCGGCAGTTTCTCCGGTTTCGGTTTCGGTTTCAGCTTCGGGCGCTTCAACCTGTTCCGTCTCGGCATTCTCAACCTCAAGATCGGGGGCGTTAATCTCTTCGGTATCCATCAGTTCACCTATTGCTCACCCGGATTAAACGGCGGGCGGTTCCGTTGTCTTGATAGGGTCAGCAATCTTGTTGGCGATAAAGCACAGCGATGGAGCCCAATGCGGCGGAAAGCGGCACTGTATCTGTCCGGTGTGGTTAGGCGTTTCGGAATAGCCGATTGCGCTCCAAGCCTTATCCCATTGCTTATACAGGCCGCGCTCCGGAAAATCCGGCATGACGCCAGTTTCCATCGCCAGAACAAAATCGGGCGGCAGATTAGATGGCATCTGGTGCGCCTCCGATCTCACTGATCGTTTTCATTGTGTCCGCTTCCTCGCCGCGCGTCCTGGCAATGGTATAGGCCGTGTCTGCTTCTGCCTTACCAGCCAGTGCGGCTTCCTTGGCTGCCAGCGCTGCAACAAGTTCAGCCTGCGGATCGGGCTGGGCATTCTCTGCGGCAGCTTCTGCGGCTTCCATATCGCTTTCGCTGGGCTGCATTACGCCAAGCTGGACAAGCTGCTTGCGGTAGAACTCGCGCACGTCGCCCAAGCCTTCGCCGTCCATATTGAACAGCATCAGGGACGTGAGAACCTTCATGTCGGTCGGGTCTTGCGTTACCTGCATCATGCCTGCCAACTGACGCGCCATTGCATCGCGGCGGCTGGTAAACGAAGGGCCAACGTCTGCGTAAACATCCAAGTCCGCTTCAGACATATCAAGCTTGCGTAGCTTCCCGTCCTTGCCGATCATGGGCTTGCCAAGTTCAACGCCTTCCACGTCGCCCATTTCTCCGAGGCCCTTCATCTTCCGGCCTGCCTCGTGGTAAACTTCCTTGGCCATTGACAGCCAGACTTCACCGCAGCGGCGCATGGCCTTGGCGAAGTTCGACATGTAGATAAACGCCTGCATGTCCGTGCGCTGCTGTATCATCTCAACGGCTTTACCGGAAATGTTCGACACCATCTTGTCAGCTTGCTGGTTGTTGCCGAGTATCTCCGCCATGTCCTGCTCGGTAAGCTGCAAGAGCGCAGCCAAAGCAGGCGGGATTTGCGGCGGCTGCGTCATCCCGACCGGACCAGACGGCATCGGGTTGCCTTCCGCATCTGTAATCGGGTTAATCAGCAAATAGGGATAGTTCTTAAGGTTGTCCTGCTGCCACATAACCTCATGGCCGAGAACCTGTTCAGGCAGAAGAATGGGCTTCTGAATAGGCGACAGTGCAGATGTTTCCGCCAGTAGCGAAAGCTGCATATTCTTGAGCCGCTGAGCATCCTTGGCAAACCGAACGAAACCCGCCATCCGCTCTACGTTGTTGACATACCAGCGCTTGCCGTAAACCGGGATGACGGGAATGTTCTTGCCCGCGATGTAACCGCAGTCCTCAAGGATGCCGTTGCCCGACATGATATACTTGTGGACCTTGCGAACCTTCACCCGCTTCTCACGGACCTTCACGGTTCCCTGTTCCGCAAGCATCGCAATACCGGCGTCAACCGATCCCTCGACCTCGCCGCTTTCGCTCATGTCCTCCAGGTCGTCAGCGGTGTAGACCACCTCTTCGCTTTCCATGTCGATAAAAACGTGGTGCGTTTCGGTCTTTTTCTCGACCTCGTAATACTCCGCCACATAGACAACGTTTGGCGTGTTCCAATCGAACAATTCTGCCGTGTTGTCCTTGGGCCAAGTCGCAGGGTCTTGGTTATACTCCGCCTTGAAGGCTTCCGGCGTCATGGCCGTAATCACCCAAGCGCGCTTCGCGTCTGACTTGTCCTGTCGCTTGGCGTCAACGTCAAAGAACACGCTAGTGTCAGCGTCATAAATCGGCTCAAACCGAATGCGCTGGCGTTCGTCCTCCGGATCGTCCTCGTTCTCGTATTCAGTGCAAAGGCGATATGCACCAAAGCCACCAGCACACGCTTCCTCGAATGCGTTGTCCGCCGCTTCCTCGCCGCAGCTGTCCTGAAAGTCTGCCCGAAACAGCGCGTCGCACATATCGGCAAGCGGTTCGTTCTGGCTGCCATCCTTGGCGCGGAAGTCCACGATAACGCGGTTGTTCCGATACTCGTTGTAAATCCGGATCAAACCTAGCTGGGCTTTGTTGACCTCAAACCTAGGTTTATTGGCAAACTGCTCGCCAAGCGCGCCTTCCCATTGTGCGCCGGGGATCGAGAGAAAACGCCGATCCTCAAGACACTGGCGGCGTTCATCCTGGCAAGCTGCTTGCGTCCGGTTGAACTCAGCAATGGCGGCATCAAAAACCTTGGCTTCCCGCTCGGATTTGTTTGGACGGGCCATTTCAATCTTTCGTCAATGCGCAAAGTGGCGCGGCAACGATAACGCAAGCGGACGGGTTAAGCAAGTGTTGTGCCATTTAACGCCATGCCGACGCAACAGGCAGCGGGTTAACCTTGACCGGCTGGCGTTCCGGTGCGCGCCTCATGCCTTCACAAGCGTATCGCAGCGCGTCAATGACATGGTTGTCTTTGTCGTCCAGGATCGGAAGAACTTGCTGCGTCTGCTTGTCGATCTTGTAGCTGTAGAGGCTCAGCTCATCAATCGTATGAATGCAGCGCGGGTGGACAACAATGTCATGTGTCTTAAGCCACTCCACGCCTTCCTCGACCGACTTAGGCCCTTTGACTGCGCTAACGATCTTGGGAAAGCCGTTGCGCTTCATATGGCTTACGGTTTCAGGGCGGGCGCTGTCAGCAACGATAGGCCACTTCTCTGCCTCCGGAACGGACAGGAACAGGCTGGGCGTGTCGGTTATCTCACAACCTACGCGATAGGCTTCGTAGTCCACGTAAAGCGTCCGCCCGACAATGTGGCAACGAACAAGAACCGTGGGGTCTGTGGCGAAGCCCCAGTCTGCGCCGAAACGATGAATTGCATCCGCTGGGGTGTCGAACTCTTCCACCTTCCAGTTTTTGAACACTCGCGCTTCGCTGTTGGTCTGGTAAGCGCCAAGCCAGATATGCTTGTATTTGTCTGGATCACGGTCCCGGTCATATTCCATCTCCGCTTGTAGAACGTCAGGAAACCACGGGTTGTCGCGGTAGTTCACTTCAATGATTGTTGCGTCAGGGGGCGGGCTTTCACCCCTTAGCAGAACGTCCACCGGATCGGTTGCGGCGCGCGGGTTCCATGTAAACCACAGTTCCGAACCGGGTTTACGAATTGTAGGACGGAGAAGGTCTAGTGATAGCTGGCTTAGGCTCTGCGCTTCTTCCACCCATGCAACGTCAAAGCCTTCGAGCGACTTGATGCTGTCCGCTGTGTGGTTTTGCATCCCCTGGAAGATGATCTGCCCGCCGTGCGGTGTCTTGATGCAGGATTGCTGGACCTCGAACAAATGGCCGACGCCCATGCTCTCAATTTTCAGTTCCAGCAGCTTCTTGACCGATTGCGCTAGCGACTTCTGAATTTCACGGACGCAGACGGCATCGGTCTTTTGGGCAACGCAACGCTCTATCAGGCGTTCGGCAAACTCATGGGATTTACCAGAGCCGCGTCCGCCATGCGCGCCTTTGTAGCGGGCAGGCTTGTTAAGCGGCAGGGACCAGCGCGGAACCTTGCGTGTCAGGATACCGTTAGCCAGCACTCTTGGGGTCGATCACTTCATGGCGAACAGTGTGGACAATCTCGGTTGAACCGCTTTGCTCCTGTTCCACCTTGTCGCGCCAATCTTCTTTGAAGCGGTTCTTCATGTTGAAAATGAAGCTGGTCGCGTTGAAGCCGTCAACACCGCCGAACGTAGCTAGAAAGCCTTTATCCTCCCAAAGTGCCTGTGCCTTTTGCAGGCCACGCTTTACGGCGCGGGAAAATTCCGGGTGTATCTCCACCCATTCGTTAAGCGTTGAACGGTCAATGTCGCAGGCTTCCGCCATTCCAGCAAGCGTCTTACCCTGTCCACCCGCCTCAATCACGGTGTCGCAAAAGGCTGGATCGTATTTGGTGGGGCGTCCTGCTGGCATCACATTCCCCATAGCAGATAGCCGAGCAACAGGCCGCAAGCGAGGCCGGACCAATGCGCGTTGCCTAGGCGGCGGTTTAGTTCGATCTCGGTCAATCGCATGGCGCTATCCTATTTCGTTTCGGTTGTTTCGGCAAGGGCCAGGAGCGCTTCGTCAATGCTCTCGGCTATGGCGAAC